CTGCTAATGTTAAACGGTACTCCTGAGAATAGGTCAGCACTTCTTTGATTCCACATGAGAGAGAGCTTACCATCTGCTACATAGCATTGGAAAGAATAATGGCATGGAGGAAGAGTCATCTTATCTAAATCTTCAACGGTCCAGCTATCAACTAAATGTCTTCTACTATCTGGGTTAGATATAAGTCCAGTTATAAGATTCTCTAGTTGGTCTATTCCGTTTATGTCCCTCCATTGCTTTCCATATACTGGTCCTAATTCTCCATCTGTTCTACCAGACTTCTCATAATCACCATCCCATATCTTACAGTTGTTATCTTGAAGGTACTTAATGTTAGTATCACCTTTTAAAAACCATTTTAACTCAGTAACCATAGTTTTAAAAGCTACCTTCTTAGTAGTTAATATAGGAAAGCCTTCTGACATATTATGCCTAATAGTCTCACCGAATATAGATACGGTACCTGTACCTGTTCTGTCTTCTTTATTTTCTCCTTTTTCAAGAACTTTTCTAAGTAGTTTTTGATAATCTTTATCTAAGTCATTCATATTATATTAAAATATTAGGTTTATTATATATCCATGTAACTATAGAATATCTGATTCCTTTAGTTATTTTTGATACCTTATGAGAAAGACTAGCAGGAAAAAGTACTAATGAACCTTTATCTTTTGAAAAAGTTTTTATTTCTCTGTTTTCTTTATACTGTAAATTTCCTCCCTCGTAATTACTGTTAAGGAATATAATAGCAGTCATAAATTCCTTACTACTAGTCAGATCATTATGCCAAGCAAAATGTCCAGTTTCTTTATATCTCAAGAATTGAAAAGATTCTTTTTTATCTATATTATTTAATTTTAAATTAGAATTCTCAACTAATTTATTTAATATTCTATTTCTTAAAGCATTATCAGTAAATATAGATATATCAGTTTTTCTATGATAATCTCTAATATCTTGAGTTTTTGCGTTTCCTTGACTGTCTAATCCTTCGCCAGTAGCTACAGGTTTAACTAATGTATTGTAGCTTTCAACTATTTGTTCACATTCTTTTTCACTAAGAAAGTTTTTAATCTCTAAAATCAATTTTTAAAAATTTTTATACGTAAAAGGATCTCTTTTTTTCAATTCTTTTAGCTTTGCCTTAAAAGCACGTTCTTCTTTAAATTTACGAATTTTTTTCTTAATCCAGTTAAAAATCATTTATTTCTTTTTTATTATTAAAAAATTATTAATTACTAAGTAATCTATTTGAGAATTTATATATCTTTCTATAGCCTGTTTAGGGTCTAAAGTAATAGTCTGGTCTTTTAAGTTAAAAGAAGTGTTTAATACAACCGGAATACTTGAATAACTACCTATCTTAGTAATAAGTTTATGGAACTTACGATTTTGTTCCTTTGAAACAGTCTGAACTCTACAAGAACCATCTATATGAGTAGAAGATGGAATATAAGTAGTCTTACTGTCCATAACTCTCCCCATATAAGGTGAAGGTTCTTTAGTATTAAAGTACTGTTTATACCTTTCCTCAGTTATAGCAGGAGCAAAAGGTCTAAATCCTTCTCTTTTTTTAACTACAAAATTTAGTCTTTCTCTCATATTAGGATCTCTAGGATTAGCTAATATGCTACGATTTCCTAATGCCCTGGCACCAAATTCCATTTTACCTTGAAACCAAGCTACTATATTTCCTCCATTTATTAGTTTAGACGTCTTATCTATTAATTTATCTTCAGTAAGTTTAAAGAAAATTAATTGGTCTTTATATATATCTAATGTAGCTTTTACTTCTTTATCTGAATATTCAGGACCTAAAAAAGGAGTAATATCTGTATGTTGATCTAAGCAAGCTCCTATAGCAGAACCTGCATCTGAAGGTGCAAACGGAACGTAGACTGAATTAAAGTGCTTGTACGCTAATGTATTTGCAACACCGTTATATGCGCAACCACCACTTAAACAGATATTTTTACTCTTAGTGATATTTTTAGCAGTAATAAGTAACTTAGTAAACTGTATTTCGTATACTTTTTGTAATGCAGCTGCTAAATTTTTATGGTCTTGATTAATTTCCTCTTCGGGGAGTCTAGGTTGAATACCCAGTAATTTATATAAGTTTTTACTAAACATTACTTTGTCTGAGTATTCCCAGGTAAAAGGTTTTTGGTCAATAAAGTACTTGTTAGAAGTATTTTCAAATATACTGAGTAATTTATCAGTGTACACATTTATGTCCCCATATGGTGCTAACCCCATTACTTTATACTCTCCTTCATTAGGTTTAAAACCTAAATATGCAGTAATTGTACTGTACAGCATTCCTAACGAATTAGGAAAATTAATAGAGATAAGTTTTTTTATTTTATTACCAGTACCTATTGAGATAGTAGTTGTTTCCCACTCTCCAACACCGTCGATAGTGAGTATCGCTGAATCAGTAAAATTGCTAGTGTAATAAGCGAAAGAAGCGTGACTATAATGGTGATCGTGATAAATGATTTTGCCGGGGTAGCCCATAGATTCGAGAATATTTTTCGGATCTTGGGACTTTTTGGATTTTTTATACTTCCTGTTAAGAAAAAACGTTCGGAAGGGTTTTTTAGCAAACGTAGTGCGGACTCTGTTATCTTTTTTTTCTGGATTTTCATACCAATGTATTTCGTTAATATTAGCTAATTGTAAATTACAAGATTTAAGTACCCACCTTAACGCATTATAAGGAAAACTACTATCATGTTTTATACCTGTAAATCTTTCTTCTTCAACAGCTGCTATTACTTTATTATTAATAATTAATGCAACTGCGGAGTCATGATAAAATGCTGATATACCTAGTTTAATCATTTGTTAAATTTTATCCAAAGTCTTTCATAACTGAAATAACCTATGGTTTTTATTACAGTATCTATACTCCCAACTGCTAATCCAAATGCCCAATCACCTGATACTGCCCATCCGGTAATAATAGTAATAGTAGTAGCTATTACTCTCCATATAAAAGTTTTTACTAAAGTGTTTTTATAGCTTGCCATTAGATTGTCGGTTTGGTTTTGTATTTAATATTTAAATCTATATGTTCATTACTTGATAAAGTAAACACCCATCTATCTCCTTTACACGGTAATACTCTGTGTTCTTCATTATTATTAAAATATACTAAACTACCTTTCTTCGGTTTAACAGTTACACCATTTTTAAATTCTAATTCTCCTCCTTTAAAATCATCGTTAAGAAAAGCTATGTAGTTATGGAAGTGTTCATGTGCGTGAAATTTTGATTCTTGAATGAATGTTTCATTATATTTCTGCAATCTGATCTTATCAAATAGCCTATTAGTAAATACACCGCCTTTAATTGGTTTTAAGTCTATATTATGTTTTTTAAAACTAAAATAAAAAAAATGTATCAATTTAGGAGAAAAATCAGTAAGCTGGTCATCCCATTGATTTAGTATATAACTTATATCTTTATCCGATAAAAAATTATCCTGTATTTGAATCACAATTTACCATCTTTTCTCATCTGTTCTCTTATTTTAGTAGCAGATACTTCTCCTACTTGTTGAGGAGGCACATGCTCTATAACTTCATAACCAACGCCTCTACCGTAATTAATAGATTCGATATCTGGTACTATTGTTATTTTAATTCTACCTTCTTCTAAAAGGTCTTTTAATTCTTCGGATAAGTTCATAAGAACTTCATGAGGAGTCCAAGGTTGTTTTTCGTTTGGTTCTACATCTCTAATAGCTACCCATACGTTCTTACCTTCTTTTAGTCTTTGATCTATTAACCATCTATGTCCGGAATGCCATGGTTGCCATCTTCCTATAAATAAACTATATGCCTTCATCTCTTTTTACATTAATTGCAATTGCTCTATCTCCAGGTTCGTTAGGAGAAAGGTCATTTATAAGGTACCTAGGTCCTCTTTCAATTTGCATTATTAATTTATGATATGGAATTCCGTTTTTAGTCAATTCCATCTCAGTATGCTCTCTCATATATTCTGGGCGAGCTGTAGTTAGAATAATCATATGTCCTTTATCATTAACTTGTTGTAAGTACTGTTTAGTACTCTTAATAACCTGTGCTTCTGAGGTTTCATATGTTTCGAACTTTCTATATATAAATATCGTTCCGTCAATATCTACGAAATACGTATTTTTTTTATCCATTTAAATTATATTTATTTTTTTAGTAAATAAGTGATTAAAATTATGCGATACATTTTTTACATTATTAATTTTATTTAATTCTAATAAAAAATCTTCGTGTAATTTATTTTTAGGGTTTGAAATATCTTTTGATTCATACTCTACATCCGAATAAGTCCCCCAATTGAGCATGTGATTGAAAAAGATATTTTTTGTTTTACTTTTGTCCCAGTCTAAATCTGTTATTAGTCTATAAAAATTATACATTTCTTTGTAATTAGCATCTTGAACTACGAAAGAAAAAACATAATGCTGTATGGTTGGTATTTTAATAATAAACTTTAATCTCTCTAATAATACTTCCCATTTACCTCCTATCCTTGTCTTATTCTCATAAGTATCTTTAGTAGCTGCATCAATAGATATCTCACATGATTTAACAAATGGGTGAATTTTTTCCATTCGATTCCAAAGTTTTTCAGTCCATAGAAGTCCATTTGTATGAATAAGAATACGTTCCATCATTGGATATTTATTAGGATCGAAATTAATCAAAAATTGACGAAATGATTTAGAGTAGAAAGGATCTGCAGAACCACTAAGGTATAACCTTTTTATAGTTTCAGATATTTCTTCGTTTACCTGTTTCAATTTATTTTCAACACTATCTCTATCTTTACCTAAATAGTTTATAAGTTCACTTCTACAGGATGGGCATTGTAAGTTACAACTTCTATCAAAGCAGAAGTTAACCATATTAATTTTAGAAATAGGTTTATACTTCTTTAAAGTTTCTTCATTTTTAGGAATAAATCTATTATCTATAAACTTGTTCTGTTTTAATCCTCCTAGGTGAGGGCATTGCTTTTCATCACAATACTTATAAGAACCGTTTAAAATAGATTCTCGTATTTCCTGTGATTTATTAGAATTAAAATTTTTATAGATATTATCAGTCTCGTAAATATCTTCTTTTAACCACCCAGGGCAGCAAAGAAACTGTTTATCATCAAAAACTTCGGTGTATCCAAATGGAGTAGCACAAATAAGTTTTGATTTATCTATCATACTTAAATTTAAATATAATCTAGAATTTTTTCAAATGATTGTTTTTCTGTGTCGTATGTAGTATCTATGTCTACAAAGTTAGCGAGAGGGGGCGTATAAGCTATTGCTTTAAAATGTTCTCTTTCCCTTAATTCTGTAGTATGAACGTAAAACTCTATTAGTTCATCTCCAATAAGGTCTTTGAACTCTTCTCTTTGATCAATATATGGTGATACCAATGAAACAATTACATCTTTACCTTGATTATGTAGGTAATGAGCAATACGTTGAGCTGTGCCTACATTGTCAATTCTACCTTTTGCAGAATAATCTTTATTAGAAAATAACTCTCTCATATCGTCCCCATCGATTATAAAAGCGGTGGGTTTAATATAATGAAGTTTTTTTGCTAACGTTGTCTTACCTGCACAAGGCTGTCCTGTAAACCAATATATCACTGTATTCTAGTCCATAGCCAAGCTCTTACTGAGTTTGGTTGATTTATAACCATCGTTTCGTTCCCAATAAATAACCCTAATCTATACTCATCAGTAGTGTCATACCTATTAATGTGCATATCACCATCTACCATGATAATTTCTCCTTGAGCTAATATTCTAGTTTTAGTTTTTCTAGTAAAAACTACTAAATCTTGTGCTCTTGAAATAATTAAAACTTCTCCGTCTGTATTTACCCAAGCTCCTAGAGCTTCAAAAGGCACATCCTCTTGCCCGAAAGCAAGAGAAGATACCAATAAAGATAATGTTAAAATTAACTTTTTCATGCTGCGTGTTCTGCTAAAAGTTTTTCAACATGTGCTTTCGCAACCGAATAATCGACTGGTCCAGTTTCGTCCTCATATTGTACAGGGTCGTCCACACCCAAGTCGATAAATGCTTCGATGCGTTCAACAGATGATGCTGATTTATAATCGCTATTACCGCTAGGATAGGGCTTATAAGATGTATTAGTACGTTTGTAAACATCATTAAACTCAACTCCGAGCTCTTCAACCAATTTCTGTCCATCTTTTAAGATTCCTAATTTATCTGTATCTAAGTAAGGAGTAAAATATCCTACTTTATCAGCTTCCCAATTACCTATTCTAAAGGCAGCATCGTCAGCATCTCTAAACTCTTGTCTACAGTCTGGATAGATTGCATGATCACCAGCATGAATACCTAATGCGATATCTGTATCGTTTCCATTAGCCATTGCTTCTGATAGA